CTCCTGGCGCGCCTCAATCTGGCGCTGGAGATAACTGGACATGGTTGTCCCTTTCTTTGGAGTGGGTGATCGCAGTGATGACGACCGCCGCGGCTCCGCGAGCGGGACTTACGGCCAGGCTCCTGGCCGAAACTCAGATGGACTTGGCGATCAAGTCCAGTTGCTTCTGCAGCACCGAGACCGGCGTGCCGGTCGGCTGCACCTGCGGCGCGGCCTTGTCGACGACGGCGCGCAGCAGGTCGGCTTGCTGCTCGGTGAGGCTGCCGTCCACGAGGGCCTCCATGGCCTCAGCGATAGCGTCCTCGTCGGCCTCAGCGCGTAACGCGAGCGCGGAGTAATCGCGCACCGAGGCCGTTGTGGCCTCGTAGGCCGGGAATGTCACGACGGAGACCTCGTGCAGCCGGACCTCGACGAGCGTGCGCTGGTTGCCATCATCGGTCCACTTGTCACCGTTGCGCGGCACCGAGAATCCGAAGGACATCGAGTCGACATCGCCGCGCTGCATCGACACCGACAGATCCCTGCCATAGGTGGTCTCGGGAAGGTCGGCCTCGACGTGCAAGCCCTTGGAATCCTCCGACAGTCGCAGGGTCTTCGCCCTTGTGGTGCCGAGTACGCGCGAAGTGTCGTGATTGAGCAGCATCCTGACGTTGTTGCGCGCGGACAGGCTGCGCTTGAAGGCGCCGGGTGCAATCGTCTCGATGAACGGCAGTGGCTGGCTCGGACTGTTGAAGACGGCGGCGTATCCGGTGAAGGACATCCCATCACCGGCCTGCCGCAGCTCGAAGTCGTCAATGGTGATGCTGCGCTTCTCAACTTTGCTTGGCATGGTGCGCTCCTGAAGAGATTCAGCGGTACGGGCCAGCCAGGCCCGGGCTGGCTGCGGATCGAGGGGGTCGATGCCCCAGAGGTAGTGGGCGACCGCGCCGGCACCGGGCCAGCGAGGATCGTCGGGGTCGGAGTTCTGGCTGGCTTGCAGGTCCACGGCGTGACGTGCCGCCCAGGCGTTCGCGCGGATCACCTTCGCGTCGGACATCTGACCGCGTGCGATGAGCCTGGCCTCGCGGATCGTCTGCTCGGTCAGGCCGTCGCCGCCGAAGCCATCGGCCCGAAGGTCCAGTCCGCGCTGCGCCGCTCTGGCCATGTAAGCCGGAACCTCGGCACGGATTCCCAACTGCTCCGGCTCGTCGTCCTCGACGTGATGGTCGTCCTCGTCGTCCTCGACGTCCCGCTGCCAGGCGTTGCAGTAGTAGTCGCCCCGCACGAAGTCGTCCCAGCGCTCGCACCAGGCGCGGTCGCCCTGGATGCGGTCCTCGTCGTAGAAGTCACAGTTCCCGCACGCGCGACCGTCTGGCACATCAGCGGCCAAGGCTGGCCGGTAGTTGTCCGGCAGTGCGCGCTCGCCACCCGGCTCGAGGCCTTCAGCCAGGCTGACCGCGACCATCTGCGCGATCGCGTCGGCTTTGGTGGCGTGGCAGCCGATGACCTCGCCGTCGTCCTTGACGGTCGCCCAGCCTGAGCAGTCGTCGGCCTGGTCGGTGACGAAGTACGGCATCAGTAGACGCTCAGCGGGTCGGCTGGGTTGATCTGCGCAACCGCCTGCAACTGCGTGGACGGCACGCCGGTGTGCTGGATCGGCGGCAGGCCCAAGGCAAGCATCACCGAGTCGGGCTCGAAGCCGGAGTAGATGAGCCGCTGCGCCATCTCCACCTTCTTGGAGGTCTCCACGAGGTCGGCGGCGCTGAGGTTCACATTGGCCAGCGGCACCCGGTACACGTCCCCGCCGTCGACCGGCGGCATGTCCTCCAGTCGATGGATGTCATTGATGGACAGGAAGCCGGACTGGGTGCCGATGCTGTAGGCCTGGTATCTCGATTCCAGGGAGCCGCGGAGCAGGCCGTCCACGTTGAACCGGAGGAACGCCTGGCTCGGCAGCAGGGTGCTGTAGGCCTCCTCGATCTTGCTGATGTACGGCAGCAGGGTGAAGGTGACGAACTGCCGCGCGTTCTCCTCGACCGAGGCGTACGACATGGCGCCAGGTCTGGTCACCTGCAGCATGTGCGGCGGGATTCGGAACGCACGCGCCAGGGACTCGACAGCGAACTGCCGAGACTCCAGCATCTGCGCCTCGTTCGGGTCCACGCCGGTCTTGACGAACTTCGCGCCAGCCGACAGGACGCCGGGCCGGTGCGCCTTGCGCAGGCCACGATGGCCGACCTCGAACGAATCCTGGAGCGCCTTCGCTTGGTCGCCGTTCAGTTCTCCCGGCACCTCGATGATGCCCGAGGTCGTCGAGCCCTGGCCGAAGAACCTGGCGGCGAACTGCTCCAGCGCGCCGGTCAGGCCGAGCGTCTCTTTCAGCTCGTCCACGCGCGAGACGCCGCGCAACTGGCCAGGCTTGCGTAGTTCGGTGATGTGCAGCATGTCGTCCTCTGGGACGACGAAGGCGCCGTTGTCGATGACGAACTCAATCTGGCCGCGCGCATCCCGGCGGACCGTTACCCGGTACGGGTCGAGGACACTCAAGGCGACCGGCTCACCCGTCGAGGGAGAGCGGATCACGCGGACAAAGGCATTGCCGTCGATCATCAGCGACGCCAGGACCATGCCGAAGTGATCCGACCGCGGGACGCTGCGATCAGGCTCGGGACGGTCCACCCACTCCGGCCGAGGCCGATATGGCACCCGGCGGCCGTCGATGCGCTGGAACGTGTCGAGTGGCAGGGTGCTGGCGACGTCGGTGATGAGCCGCACGCAGGCGTAGAAGACTTCCAGTTTCAGCGCCGTATCGCGGTTCACCGTCACGCCAGAGAACGTTCCGCGCGGCATGTCCTGGCCAGAAGCCCACAGCGCCTGGAAGGTGATGGACCGACGCTCGCCGCCGAGGAGTCGCTCAAGCATCGCGCGCCTCCGAGATGCCGACGAGGACCAGGGCGACCCCGGCGACGATCAAGCCGGCAGGCGGAAAGATCCACGCCGTGCCAGCCGCGATTGCGAGCAGGCCGACAGCCTGCAGGATGCGCGCCATCGGGCCTCCTAACTGAAGAACTGCGGAACCGGGGCCGGTGCGACCTCGGAGAAGTGGACGGCCCGCTCCAGGGCCATGATCGACGCGACGGCGAGGTCGATCTTCTTGCCGGACATCCGACCCTCTTTGCGGATGCGCGTGCCACGCGAGTCAGACGTGAGGATGGCGTTGCTGACGTGCCGCGCCAGGGAGGCGTTGCCATCGTGAGTCAACTGCCGCTGGTTGACGTAGTCGCTGAATCGCTGCGTCGCCGGTGACATCCGTGCGGCGGTCTGCGGGAACTCCACGACCGGCAGGCCCTCGTCGGCAAGGACCTCAAGGCTGCGAGCCCAGCGGTGCGGATCGGCGGTGATCTCCACCACGCGCCAGCGCAGGCAGGCGGTGCGGATCGCGTCCTCCACATCGAGGATCGGCGCGCGCCACTCGTGATCGCCGGGTGGCTTCTCCCACAGTCCAGCGACCGACAGGTGCGGGAACTCACCGACCTGGACCACAGACAGCGCGGTCGAGTCGCCATTGAAGGAACCGTCCAAGCCGAGGACGACGGTCGCGCCGTCCGGGATTGGCCTCGGGTCGTGGCACTCGTCCCAGGCCTTCTGACTGAGCCAGGTGCCTTGAATGCTGACCGGCAGGTTCCACCAGTACCGCTGCCATTCGGCAGGACTGGTCTGCGGGTCGTCCCACGATGCCGCGATGGCATCGAGATCCATCCACGCAGCCGCAGGTCCGTAGACCTCCTTCAACCCGGCGAGGCGATCCTTCTTCCGCGCGGGCTCCCACTTCGAGGCGGCCTGCTTGTGGTCGAAGAGCAGCGAATCGTCCTTGGTCCGCTTCTCGACCTGCATCCGCCAGAAGTCGAACGTGCCCTCGGCGACCGAGCCCTCGCCCGGCGCGAACATCGTCGTCGTCTCCATGGCCCAGCCGGCGGCGGCCTTGCGCTTCAGCAGGTTGCGGAGCACGATCTGGTGCATCCTTTTGAGCCGCGGATGGACCCATAGGTGCGTTTCGTCAAACACGCAGAAGGTCGACTTTCCGCCGTCCTTGGAAGAGTCCGCAGCAGACTCCGGCGTGATGACGCCACCGCCCGGCAGCAGGGTGCGCGTCAGGCCGACGTCGATGCCGGGATACGCGCGCTTGATCCCATCGCTGGAGAGGATGAACCTGATCGCGTCGTAGGTGTTGCCGGCCTGGCCCTCCTCCGTCGCGAAGCAGAGGATCTCGGGGCGTTTCACATGGAACCCGACCGGCTCGCCGTCGGCGTACTCGTAGCCCCAGTCGGAGACCTCGCCAGCCTCGGCGAAGTGGGAGAACCTGACCGGCCCAATGGCCTCGGCGCAGGCAATCATCGCCGCCAGTTCCGACTTCGCGCGACCCTTTGGCCTGGACAGGACGGCGCGGCGGACCTTGCGAGCGCCAGAGCCGTCGATGGCGTAGGCGCGGATGACGAAGGCGGCGAACTCATCATCAAGGACGATCGGCTCGCCCTCGACGTCGCCAGGACCATGGACGAGATAGGTCTCGATCCAATCGACGAGAGCGAAGCCGAGACTGTCAGCCGGCGTCATCCACGACCTGCAGCAGCCGAGCCCGGCGGGCCTTCGCCTTCGGTGCGCGAACCTCAGGCTTCAGATCCTCGTCGACCTGGACCTTCAGCCGCAGGCGGTCCTCAGGTGTCGCACCGAACTTTGCGACCCGAATACGGACCTCGGCGGCCATCTTCAGGTCACCGTTCCACATCTGCGAGTGCATCATGGCCGTGTCGACCATGAAGTCCCAGTCCACGGCGGCCATGTGCTGCGCCTGAGGTGACCGACGCCAGTTATCCCACCAGACGATGGTGCGCGGGTGCCAGTCGCCATCGGGCAGTTCCGGTCCACGCAGCTGCTCGTCCTTCTCCAGGCGCTTCATCTCGGCCTGACGGCGCGCCGTGTCGCGCTCGCGTGAGAGG